TTGGTAAAAAGTGGACGTCCCATAAGTGGTATAATTTTGCCTTTTGTATTAGTAGCAGTCATAATACCTAATTGTCTATATTGTGTATCAACTGCGCCTATATTAGTAGAAATATTAATAGGAACAACACCTGGTGGTATAGCTCTCCCGTAGGGAGGAAACCCTGGAATAAAATATCTCTCATCACGTAGAGGAGGAGCATAAGGGTTTAATAGAGGATCACTTGGTAAATTGGTGTAAGGCCAACTTGGAATCCATCCCCCAAACCAATTATTTAATCCAGTATTCTCTCTAGTTGTATCCTTAATAACAATTTTTTCTGATGGTGAATTATTAACAACTATACTTTGTTTAAAGATAGTTGTATAAGTTATATAAATTAAAATTAAAACGCAAACTACAATAAAAAACATTGAATAATTTTCAATACATATGACTCCTGGTGGACACTTTTTCATATTATATAATTATAATATTAAAATACTATTGTGATTTTATTTTGCTGGAGCAGCTTGGCCAGAAAATTTTTTTGCTAAATCCATAATACTTCCTAATCCTTCCTTTCCATCGCCAATTTGTCCCATCATTCCTTGTAAATTTTTAACCATTGGCTCAATAGATTTAATAACTGGTGTCATACCTTTCATAGCTTCAGCTAACTGCATTTGTTGTTTCATTAAATTTTGAGTATCAGAAGTTAAACGTTGTATACCATCGCTACCTAGAATATTATTTAATTCATCATAAGCATCCTCAATAGTTGTAGCATAATCAATATCATATCCTCTATTTTTACGACGACCTGCTTCAAAACCTTGTTTATCTCCAGTGTCTTGTGCTGGATTATTAGGACTTTCTGAAATTGTAGAGGCAGCTGAATTATTAATTACTGAAGTAGTAGATGCTGTATTATTATTTACCATGTTGTTAATTTTTTCTTGTTCATTTTGAGTGCTAGGTTTTGTAACTGAATTTGTAGCACCATTTTTAGCACCATTTGTAGCACCATTTGTAGCACCACTTCCCGATTCCATTCCTTCTAACACATTTCCTTTAATTGCTAGTAAATTTACTAATATTAATGGCACACCCAAGACAATTGTCATATTTTTACTAAAGTATCTTACTAAAACAGCAAATATAATAAAATATAATACTGCATTCAAATTACCAATGATAAGGTAACCTATTACATTAAATAGTGCCAAAAAAGCTATAACATTTAAAACCCACTTATTGGTTAAAAATTTTGACATTGCCGAATTAAGCTTCATTATATATATAATAATTAAAAAAAAATTGAGTTAATATTATATTATTAAAAATATAACAACATATTATGCCTGATTATTTTGAATATGATACTGAAAATGAATCAAATGGTTCGTGGTATGAAACAGATGATGAAACTGAAATTAATGAAGAAATATATGAACCAGAAGAAATTAGTTTATCGAAGTATAATTTAGTTTTATGTGAAAGATATAATACTTTAACGCATGGTTTTTCAGCTGAAGCCAAATATCATTATTTAACACATATTAGATTTAAATATTTAGATATAAATATTATTAATAATTATATTAATAACACATTATGTAAATTAGAAATTGCGGAATGTATATATTTGCCTTCACAACATTGTGTTTCAATAATTAAAACACATTGGTTAAAATTAATACAACGTGTATGGAAAAAAATTTATAGAGAAAGAAAACTAACTATTATAAGACGTTGTCATCCCAACGCATTAAGATATAGAGAAATTCATGGAAGTTGGCCAAATTATTGTATAAATTACCCAAGTTTAAGAGGTATGTTATTAAATTTATCTAGAACTTTTTCTGGAACTTTTTCTGGAACTAAACCTTGAAGTTCTTCTAGATTTAGATGTAGATGTAATATTTCTTCTTTTAACACCTACTTTATAGGTAAACCCGCCTTTTTGTTTTCTATTTTTTCTTGTTTTTCTTCCACCTGAAATTACTCCACTTCCATCAGGTGCTGCTTTAATAGTTATACCATTAGTATTTAAAATAGTTGGTATATTTGCTGGATCCCTGGACGCTTTTATTTGTGTAAGAGCTGTTTTATATTTATTATCAGAACCAGGGTTAGTTCTAGCTAATTGGGTTGATTTTCTATTTAATTGTGAAAATATTTGACCATAACTTATATTGTATCCACTAATCTCAAAATTAGTATTTGGGTCTACTTGTCCCCCTTGTGTTCCTTGAGGTGGTTGACCTTGAGCAGCTCGTGAAATATTTTGAATTGATTGTTCTAATTGTGCTGTTATTTCATTTAATAAAGCATCAACTTCTTGTTTAGTCTGAGCATTAGGTACACTATTAACAATAGCTTCTAGTTCATCATTTGCTTCATTAATAGCTTGAGTAGCAGCCATTAATCTTTGAATTAATTGTTGATTTTCTTGAGTAAGAACATCAATCTGTCTTTGTAACTCAGCTACTTGTCCTTGAGCTTGATTTTGATTTTCACCAAGTTGTTGTTGTGATTGTTCATGTTCAGCAGTTTTTTGTCGTAGTTGTTCTTCTAATTCTGTAACTTTTTTATCAGCTTCGTCAATTCTTTGTGTTAGTTGTTGTTGTTGTTGTTCTAATTGTTTTCGATTTTCTTCTGCAAGTTGTGCCAATGCTAAAGCGTGTGCTTTATCTTTTTCATCACCACTCGCTTGGGTGTCAGCTTGTAAGGCTTTAAAATTGTTCTCAGCAGCTTCTTTTTGTTCATTTGCGACTCTAAGCTGTTCAGTTAGCTGTCTAAGTTGTTCTTCTAATTGGTCAATTTTAGCCTGTTGTTCATTAATTTGAGTTTGCGTTCTACCTTTATGGTCATTAAATTCTTGAGTTATTCTATCTTTTTCTGCCGAAGTATTTGCTATTTGCTGATTTATTTCTCCAATTTGTCGTTCTCTATCGCTAATAGATGTAGCATTTGTGCCAACTTGTTTTTCTAAATCATCGGCTTTAGTTTTTAAATCATTAATTAATCCGGTAAGTTGTTTAACTTTGCCATTAATCTCTCCAAGTTTTGTTTTGAGGTCATCAGTGAATTGTTGTTTAAATTGAATACTAGCTTGAAGGTTACGTCTAATATCAGCTAATCTATTCATTTTCTGTTGAAAATCATCTAAAAATTGCTGTGATTGAGCCATATATATTAAATATATATAAAATTTAATATATTTAATAGTCTTATTTCTTTGGTTTATTAGAAAGTTCTTCGGTTTTGTTTATAAGTGAATCTAAACTTTCCTTAATTAAATTAACTTCTTTTAAAATTTTGCTTTGTTCTTCTTTTGCATCTTCAATATTATGTTTTGTTAATTGTCCTGATAATGTTAAATCTTTAATATATTCATCTAAAATTTGAAGAGCTCTGATTTGATCTTTTTTTTGTTGAGAAATATGTCCATAGAATTTTTCATAATCATTTTTAACTGCATCCAAAAATTTATTTTGCTTTGAAATAAAACGTAATTTTTTTTGTTTATTAATTAACAAATCTCTTTTTGCATCAATTAATTCTTGAATTTGAATAAATCTGTCGTCATTCTCTCTAATAGGCACTATTAATCTTGCTTGATAAGGTACAATTTGTTCCATTCTTAAATTAACAAATTATTTTATTATTAAACAAATAAATTTAAAATCTTTGTAATATATTATTTAGGATGTCAAAAACTTCACAAGAACTATTACTAGCACCTGACGATAATCGTTTTGTTATGTTTCCAATTAAATGTGATGACATATGGAAAATGTATAAAAAACAAGTTGATTGTTTCTGGAGAGCAGAAGAGATTGATTTATCTAAGGATATTACCAATTGGGAAAGCTTAAATGCTGATGAAAAATATTTTATATCAATGATTTTGGCTTTTTTTGCAGCTAGTGATGGAATAGTTTTGGAGAACTTAGCTTCGCGTTTTATGAATGATGTTCAATTAGCTGAAGCAAGAGCATTTTATGGTTTCCAAATAGCAATGGAAAACATTCACTCCGAAACTTATAGTCTCTTAATAGAGACTTATATTAAAGATAAGGAAGAGAAGTCTAAACTCTTTAATGCTATTAGTCATTTTCCTTGTATAAAAAAGAAATCAGACTGGGCTCAAAAATGGATTCATGATCATAGAAGTAGTTTTGCCACCAGATTAGTTGCATTTGCTTGTGTAGAGGGAATATTTTTCAGTGGTGCCTTTTGTAGCATTTATTGGTTAAAGAAACGTGGTCTAATGCCCGGTTTAACATTTAGTAATGAATTGATTTCGAGAGATGAGGCGCTTCACTGCGAATTTGCGGTTCTTTTATACTCAAAGTTACAAAAGAAGATTGATAAAGCACGTATTCATGAAATTATTAAAGAAGCTGTTGAAATTGAAACAGAATTTATTTGTGAAGCATTGCCATGTAAATTAATTGGAATGAATTCAGAATTGATGACGCAATATATAAAATTTGTTGCTGATCGCCTTTCTCTCCAGCTTGGTTATAAGAAAATATATAATGTTACAAATCCATTTGATTTTATGGAGCTTATTAGCTTAGAAGGTAAGACAAATTTCTTTGAGAAGCGTGTTGGTGATTATGCTTTGGCTAATAAAACTAAAAGCGAAGAAGCATTCGAATTTACTGAAGATTTTTAACTTCTTTAAATTGTTTTATTTGTTATATTTTAAAACAATTTAAAGACCTTTATTAAAAATTGTTGTTACCTTTGAAATATTTTTTATTATTTTTTCTTCTGAGTTATCATCTGAACCACCCATTGCTTCAATAACCATCTTGTCATATGTATCTGATACTTTTGAAGATGAATTGTTATATTCTGGAAATTTCTCTCGAAACTGGGGAAGGAGTTTTATATTTTTATTGGCTATTGTATTTATAACCTTCTTGATTTTCTTCTTTTCTTCATCTTCTTTTGCCCATTCTCCTTGGTCTTTTATATACATAGTTTCCCTCTTTTTGTCTGTGCAATGTATTGGTCTTTCCGTTTCATCTAGGTCATTTAAGTTTTTTACAATTATTTTTGAAATACCCTCTACATATCCTAGTTCACCAACTTCCATCAAATCATTTAGTTGTAATTTAATAGAATCTACAAAATCAGTTATATTCATAGCATTTTTACATGTTTCGTTTAAAAAGAAATTAAGATTGAATGCTTTGTTATGTGAATTGGTGTGAGTAGTTGTATTATTATTATTATTAGTGACTATTCCATTTTTAACTAAATTATTTATAGTATTATTTTGCTCTAATATGATTTGCTTCATTTCTTTATTATCTTTAATTAACTCCATAACAAGATCGGTTGTTATTATATTTGATGATGTAGTTGAACCATTACATATTTTTTTATGTCTCCATAATGTAGTTCTATTATTGAAGCTCATTCCACATATACATTGGAGATTTTTAGCGACTTTTAGCGACAAATCTGTTACTAGTGTTTCATTTTCTCTATTTTTGTGTTTTATCGTTTGTAAATGTTTTTTGTAATCAGTAAGTTTACACGTATAATAGTCACATAGGTTACAATGGTGATTTTTAGAGATTTTTGGAGACAAATCTGTTTCAAAATGTTTCATATATTGTAACAAGAAAATCTCCCTAAATACTTTTTGGCAAAAAATATTAAAAAATTATGCTCATAAAAAAATTTGTTTTCGTTTAATTTGTGACGATAATTTTTTTTTATCAAGACAAAATTTTTTCTCAGTAAGAAGTGTTTTGACTATCCAATTTTGGACATTTTTTTTGTCCATTTTTGAAAAGTTAAAATACTTTTCAATTTTTGAATCTCTTTCTTTTCTCTTCATGTGTAGGAAACTTTTTTTCACCTTTTTTTCAGAAAACCAAGAATTTCCCTTCATCATGTAGTGTTCCGTCTTTAAGTTCATTTAAGGATATATATTATTTTGCCTTCTTTGGACGACCTCTTGTCTTCTTTTCTTTTGCTTCTTCTGTTACCTTCTTTTGTGC